TCATTGCTTTCATACGATCAAGGTTAATTCTCTCTTCACCTTCTTTTCTTTTTCTCTCATTATCAGCTGCTCTAAGGTCTAATTCTCTTGCTCTTAACTTAGCAATTGGATCATCACCAAAACCAGAAGTAACTTCTCTCTCTTCTTTTAAGAATTCTTCCATCATTTCAGCAATTAAGACAGCTTTTCTCGATTCAATCTTTTGACTGATCTGTTGAGCTTGTTGTGCAATTTGTGGATTGTTCTGAGCCATCTGATTCATCTGAGCTAATTGTTGTAATTCTGTAGGAAACTCTAATTCAATTTGTTCTTGAGACATTAAACTAATATGTTCAAAAATATTTTTTTCCATTGCAGCCATAACCACAGGATTATTTCTTGCAATGTTAGTTGCCATAAAATTTAAATGTGAAGTTATGTGTGCTCTATGATCTTGACCAGGAAAAGCTTGAAAATTTTTACCACTTAGTGCCATAATATTTTCTAAACTTGGATCAATTGGTTGTGGTTGTTGTGGCTTAATTAATAATGTGTCAATATCTTTTACACCTAAAGCTTCATACATATTTCTATACGCTTGATACATATTGTGCATTTGTGGGTTAGAGGTTGCCAGCTGCAACTCTGTTTGTGCGAGGGAAATACGCTGAGTTTGAGAAAAGATGTTGGGATCAGCAACTGGCAATATATCTACTCTGTCATCAAAGTCTGTTTGTTTAACTGTTCTTTGACCCCCAACTACGTCATACGGATATTCCGGTGGTAGATATAATTTGAATACTCTTGCTAATAATTTAAATTCATTTTTTAGCGAAGAGTAAATTCTTTTGTGGATAGCTGACATTGTTCTACTGCCACGTTCTAATAAAGCAACTGTAGTTCCAACTGCAGCTTGTTGATTACCATCTCCAACTTGTAGATCAGCAATTGATGCAAATCTTTGACCTGCTTGAACAACTATACCCATTAGGTTTAGTAATGTAGCTGATGGTTCCTTAAATGGTAACATCATAAATGAATCTTTTAAATTTCCACCTGGTGCATCTACATCTCTAAATTCACCTGGTTGAATTGATTGTGCATCATCTCTAATTCTAATACCACGCATTTTAAATCCAGCAGGTAAGTTAGATAAAGTCCCTGCATCCAATAACTGACGGAGTGCTGCAGTTGCAGTTCTGCTCAATCCGCCAATCATGTGGATTAAACCAAAGCCGTAAAAGCCTAGTCCTGGAAGAAATTTAAAATGAGTAAAGTATGGTATTTTATTTTTATCTGGATCACCAATTTCATAGTTACGTCTAATAGCTAAAACATTTCTTGTAGCTTCGTCTACTGTTACTATGTATGGAATTTTAATTCCTGATGGTTCACCTGTTTGAGGATCTTGATCTTCAAAACCTTCAACATCTAAATTAACATGACATTCTAAAAGAGTATATACATCATCGTCTTGAGTTTTTCTCTGACCTTCTAATTCTCTTTCTTTTTTTTCAACATCATCTTCAACTTGTCTAGGGTCACCTAATTCAATATCTAAATAAAATCCTGCAACTTGTTGTTTTCTTAATTCGTTTTTAGAAATTTTTACCCGATGGATGATTGCCTCTGCATCGTCTAATGAGGTAGCCGTGTAGGGTACAATCAAATCATCTGCCGGTACAAACTTTGATGTAGCTTTTTTAGTCAACTCATCATAATAAGTTTTCTTAAAAGCTGACCCTGCTAATGGTAAATAAAATAGCATTTGATCAAAGTCGGGCTCATAGTCTTTCATTTTTTCCATGAGCTCGTAGTTCATAAAATCTTTAACACGTTCTGCTTGTTTAGTTTTTTCTTCACTAGGTGCACCAATCACAGCTGTTCTAACTGGACCATCAGCTGGTAATAATTCTTTGTAAGCTAAAGCTTGGAACTGTGTAACTGCTTCTGCAAGAACTGGGTGAGTTGCACCACTCGCTCCTTGAAAAGGTTCTGTTCTCATATCATATTTAAAACCTAAAAGATCTAAACCTTGAGTGTAAGTACGTTCCCATTCTTTTCTACCCATTTGATAATCTTGATATTTTTGAGAAAGGTCTGCACCCATCTCATCTAAAACTTCGTCTGGTAAAAACTCTGCTAAGTTAGCATAATGCTCATCACCACCTTCCGGCTGTGCTGTTGCTGGATCAAAATCTATTTGTACTGATCCATCTTCTAATTCTGTTGTTTCAATGTCTCCTGGTGCTTGTTGCTCTTCTACTACTTCCTGTTGAACAGCTTCTTCTAATACTTCTTCACCCGGTATTACTGCACTACCTCTTGGTCCTTGATTTAGGGACTTGTCTATTTTGTCTGCCATTTTTTATTTTCTCCAGTTTCACTGTCTTAACAGTATTATAGTTAATATTCAACCCCTGAGGCGTGGGTCCTGATTCAGGCGGCAGGAGCCAGGTTTTAGGGTAGCTTGATGTTTTTGATTTGGTCATTGTATTTCCCGAATGTTGAATCTTTTCCTACTTCTGTAAAATCGTCTTGAAACTTGCCTAAAGTTATAGCATTTTGTTTTTCAGAATAGCCTGGTATATTTCTTCTATTATAATTATCTAAAGCTACGTAAGGATCTCCAGAATCAATAGCCATTGCTTTATCAGCAAGGGATAATTCTAAGCCTTGTTCTTTTGCTAAAGCTTGAGCATCAAACAAAGCTTTAGTACCATATGCATATCCTATTGGTTTAATAACTTTACCAGCTGCTTTTAAAACTTTACCTGCTCCTGAAAGTATTTTATCTTTTACGCCGGTTTTTGAAAAACTTACTGCATCTGATTTAATTTGTTTTCTTAATGCACTTGCTTGTTTATTTGTTAAATTTTCTAATTTTATTCCTGGTTGTTTTTGATTACTACCTCCAACTTTTTTAGCAGTGAAATCTATAACCGTTGCATTTTCATCAAATACTGGAATTACTTTATTAAAACCAATTAAATTTTTATATTCTTTAGGTAATTGTTTGGTTGCATTTTTAACAATTCCTTCTGCTTGAGTATTTAAAGTTTCTATTTTTTTTAAGTAACCATCAGACTGAGCATTAATTAAATCAGAAATTTCATCTGCTATGTTATTTAATTTTTTATTATAGGGTGCAAGTTTTATATTCATCTTTTTAGAAATAACTGCAATATCATTTGTGTCTAAAGGTATCTCTCCACCAATATTCATGATATGATGAAACTGAAAATCTTTAGTTCCTTTTTGAAAAAACGGGGCGTTTCTTTTTAAAGCTTTTTCTCTTTTAACTTGATAAACTGGTTTACCTTCTTCAGTAACACCAAGACCTTCTGGACCTTTTTTTCCGCCAGTGGTTGTCCCTTGTCGGATACCTCCTCTTTCTTTTACCGTTAAAGATTTCCAAAGTTCAGTGCCTTTTTTATTATATTTATCTCCATATACTTTTTCAGATATTTCTATTTCAGAGTTAGTGGGTTTACTTATTCTTTCACTCATGTCTCTTGCACCACCACCTTTTTTTGCTTGAGATATTTTTACAGCTTCATCAAACTCTTCTTTAGTATCAAAAAATCTTCTAGCTCTTTCTCCATCTATTTTACTTCTTAAGACATACTTACCTGTATTAGGTCCTGTTTTAAGTAATCCACCTTCAACAAGTTCAGTTCTCTCTTCTATCTCTGGTAAACCAATACGACCTTCTGTAGTTTCACTTTGTTCTTTTATATAATTGTCGTAGAAATCTTTTCGGCCTTTAATAAACTCAAGACCTTCTTGCATTGTAACAACACCTTCTTCAACGGCCTTGTTTAATTCTTTTTGCATCAAGTCTACAAGAAAAGCGTTGGAAGACTTTCCAGTTCCATATACCCCTTGTAATAAAGTGTCTGTTGTATTTTTAAACTGAACTGAGCTGTAAGGTTTTTTTGGTGGAGGTGAGCCGTCAGCAAAATTCTCTCGACGCGTAAGATACGCCATCATCTCGTTGTACTCGTGGAGTTTCAATTTAAACTCCTAGTATTGCTGCTAAACCGCCTGATTGTTTTTCATCTCTTTTGATAACACCTCTACCAATTAAGATATCTTCTTGTGTAATTTCTCCATCACCAGATAGATCAGGGAAAGATCCACCAGCTAAAGTAATTCTAGTTTTATCATCTTCAACTAATTCTTTAACAACTTCCATTCCAGGATCTTTAGCTGTACCCATTCTCATTTCAAAAAACTCTTTTAGTTCATCTAATGAATTTGGTTTACGTCCTTTTTCTCTCATAAATTCTTTTACAACTTCTTCGATTCTAATTTTAGGATCGATAGCTGCTTGATCACTCATAGCTTCTCTTCTGAAACTATCAAAGTCCATAGGCTCTAAACCTTGTTCTAACATATCAAATCTATATTTATTATATTCGTCTTCTAATAAAGGATCTCTATCTGCCATTTGCATGATGCCTGAATCCTGAGACTTAACTTCTTCTCCATATGGAACGCCTTGATCTTTCATTAACTCAATATCAGAAAGATCCTCTTCTTGAAACTCTTCAACTTCATCACCTTGTGCATAAAAATTTCTCATAATTCCTCCGTTTGCTTTTTCAGTTCTTTTCATGGCTTCTTTAACAGCTTCACCAAATTCAAAACCTTCTTCATCCATAAGACGTTTAACTATTTTTGACATTTCTGATTCTGTGTATTCATCCATAATTAATAGTACGTCCTCTGTTGTTTAGGCATTGCATCCTCTTTGTAATCTTCAGGGTGATTAATTAAACCTCCCTGTCTAAATCTCATTACAGCTTGGGTCATGGAATCTACTAAGTCGTCGTGATCCCCATAAGGAAAAGCTGCACATTCCTCTATGACTTCTTGTGCGAAGTCCATATCTTTGGGCGCCCATATCAGTCCCGACTCAAAGAGCGGAGATACTGCGTTTACCCTCGTGTGTTTATCATTACCACGCGACGGTGAGAAATTTATAACAGG